TCAAAGCTGCTCATTTCAGTATCAAAATAGCCGATCCTGGGCCGATTGACTGGGAGCTGCAGTTTCATTCCCCAAATGCCTTGAAAGGGTGGCACCAGGGCTGACGCGGCTGCAGCTCCCACAAAAGTTGACTTGCTGGCCTTCGGCAGGCCCGAAAATACAATATAGCTCTGCAGGCAGCCGACTACTTTTCCCTGGATAGTAAAAATAGGCTCTTGCGCAGGTGGTCTATTTTTAGCGTCGTATCGCCTGGCGTGAAGCAGCGCAGTAATTAGTCGAACGTCGTTTGCCATTTAGTTAGTAGTTCCAGTAGCTAGATAGCCATAACATAAAAGTAAAAATAATCAGTAGCCAAAATTTAGGGCTATTCAATAATCTGTAAAGTATCTTTATCATTTTGCTTTTCATTTAATTGGTCTAGTAATGTTTTTGCAGTAATGATCGCAGCCTGTATAGGTGTGATCGGCTCGCCTTTGTCGGCTAGTGGGTGTTTTTTGCCAAGCTCTAAATACGTAGGTAGAAGCTGAATAGCAAAATACTCTAGCTTACTCATTCCAGGGATTGGCGCAATAATGCGGCCGAGATTGTCCTGGGCTACTTGAGGCGGGAACGCTGGTAAATTGTAATTTTCCATTTTAGGGTTTTTTTTAGGTTATAGAATAAAAAAGATATTTCGATAAGAATATAGGCCAGGCAAAATACTGGCAGGCATACCAAAACTAAAAAAAGCAGCTCTAGTAAGAATTTAGCCAATTTCATCCGGGATCGTATTGACGTTTACAATTACGCGCTGATAATAGTCGATACTATCGCCAATAAGAACGCGCAGCTCCATAGCCAGGTTAAAAGGGATTAACGATTGATCCACTACAGCGCGGCTGCCGCAGCTATAGGTAAATTCAATTCGTACCCTGGCGTCGTCAAGGTGCTTTCCTAAAAATTGTAATGTCTTAATTTTTTGATCTAGTTCGCGCAGGTAAGCCTGGCGATCAGTTAAAATAGCCATAGTTCCGTTAATTTAAGGTTAGTAAAGTCGTTTGTCGTTTGTAAATTTATAGCACTTTAGTTCATATAAACAAAAAAAAATCTACTCTGTAATTGAGTAGATTGCCTAAAATGTATAAAAATCAGCTATTTAAGATAAAAATAGCTTACTTTCTTCTTTTCTTCGCCTAGTTAGTCCCAGCACCTCTTTTCCTTTTACCTTATTCCAGCGTAAAAACTGCGCTGCCACTGCGGCTTTGTCGGCCCCACTATTTAGCAGGCGAAGCAACGTTGATCTTGCAAATGCCCCAGCGCCTATATTAAATAGCAGGCTGGCCAGCGCTAGTTGCTGATTGTTATTGATCGGCACCTTTACTAATCGCTTGACTTCGCCCTCTGCTGCAGCTACAGTAATGCGCAGCCAGTCCAGGGCTTCTTTTTTTGTAATTGTATCGCCTTTTTTAATAGGCAGTCCAGTATAGGGATTGCGCGTATTGCCGTAGCCGATCGTCCAAATGCCTGCGCTATCCTGGTAGGCTTTTAGCTCCAGGCCCTCGAATTTTGCTATAAGAGTAGCTGCGCTCACGTTGCTAGTAATTAAGATTAGGCCAAGTATAGCCAGTGCAATGATATAGTTCTTTGTTTCTTTCATTCATTACAGCCCTGTTTGATCCAGATCTTTTGCGGCTGCTAGGCCAAGGCCTGCGCCAATAGTTGTAATGCCGGTAACCAGGTCGCCTTTAAGAATAGCGGCCACGCCGCCGATGATAGTTGCAAACCCGAAAAAGGTCGTTTTCCAGTTTTTAAGTAGCTTTTTCATTTTTTACAAAGTTTATTCCGTTATAGATTATAGTTGCAATGCCCAGGGCCGTCATTATTGCCCGATCCTGGCCTTTTAGCTTAGTTGCCGCATACAGCATAAACGGCCCGATATAGGCCACGTCTGCTAGTCGTATAAGCTGTGTTTTCAAAGGCTACTGCGCTTTAATTGCTGAATAAGTATATCTAGCTTGGTTTCCAGCCTGATCAGGCGCTCGCCGTGGTCGTCGTGCTTAGCCTGCTTTTCTTCCAGCGTTTTTACGCGCTGGTGTAACACGGCCCAGGACGCCACAAAGCTACAAGCGCTACTAATTACTATCGTTGCTATGTTGAGATCCACTTTCTTGCTGTTTTTTAGTTTCTTCGGCTATAGTCATATTGACCTCGCGTAGCTTAGATTGCAAAAATTCAATGTTTGCCAGTAGGTCGTAGGCCTGCGCTTTTAGTTCCGTTACGTTTGCCATTTTTTTAAGGTATTAAAGTTAAATTTAATTGCTCACAAATATACTGATAAGCGGCTAAATTGATATCAGGCGACTGGCCCCAGTCCTGGTAAGCCTGGCCGCTTATTGTTGTATTTCCATTAGCTAGATTAACTGATATTTTTTCGTCGCCCTCGCCGCTTACTTTGTTAATTAGCCAGTAAAACTGCGCCCAATCTTTTAAGTTATCATTTACGATACTGGCAACTATTTCATTACCTTGCTGCGCTTGTCCATTTACCCAAATTGTTACTGGTTGAATAGAATATCCCATTTTTTTGTTTTTTATTTTTATGCTAAAATGCCTGTATTTCTTAGTGCTTGTACTACTTGTGCTATTGTATATCCCCCAAATGTATCTGTATCTGTAACAGTTGTACCGCCGCCGCCTACTATGGCTGCACTAGCTACCGCCGTTGTTGGCTGTACTATAGGCGTGGCGTTCCAAAAAGCTATTTTTTGATTAGTTGCAGTTCCAATTTTAGTACCTGTACCAGTAGAAAAAACTAAATTTATTGTATCTGCAATAGTAACAGTTCCATTCAAGTTAGTTGCACCAGCTACTTGTAAACCATTTGTAGGCGCCGCTGTACTTGCTGAATATCCAATTGCACAAGCGCCATTCACTTGTAATCTACTGCCAATTGTATTAGTTCCTAGTCCAAAGTTACCACTATTATTTAGATTAAAGTTCATGTTGTCCATACCAGCACCAACTTTAATACCAAACAAAGGCGCAGTTTGATTTACCCCTAAACTAAAATTATTTGTACCAGAACTATTTACAAACTCAATCCATTCCCAACCACTAGCACTTGACGTTTCAATTCTTAAACTAGGATCGCCACCTCTTATTGTTAATCCTTGATATGTATTATTGCCCGTAGTTCCAATTCCTACTTTTGCAGCAGTTGTACTGCCAGCAATACGCATTACTTCAGTAGCAGCATTTACGCCGCTACCAGCACCACCCGCAATGCTAGTGTAAAAAGTAATAGGACCACCAGCAGCATTACCGGTACTAGCGCCACCGCGTATGCGCAATTCAGCACCAGCCACGTTACTACCGGTGCCGCCAGTACCACTAAATATACCAGCGCTAGGCGTAGCATTTACATCGCCATTACCTAAAAAAGTTATAGTTCCATTATCAAAAAATCTACTATCGCCGATTGTACTACCAGCAGTGAATTTTGGCAAATAATTAGTAGTACCACTACCAGACACAAAACCGCTACCGGTCGTTAAACTTAGCCAGCTTGTACCATTGTAAAAATCAATAGTATTGGTAGTAGTATTATAGATTGATAAACCAGTAGCTGGCGTACTAATTGCATTACGCTCTGTCGTTGTCATTCGCGGCTGCAAAAAGCCTCGCGTTGTACTTGTTATATCTAAAATTGAACTAGCGTTTGGGCTTGCTACATTGATACCGATACTATTATTAGTAATAACTAACCTTTGTGCAGTATTAGTTGAAAAAGACAATTCATTTGTAGCGCTTAAATATAAGCCAGCAACAGGTATTGTCGCACTTTGCGGCACAAAACTATCCGCTTCTATTCTACCGCTTGTTTTGGTAAGCAAATTATTTGTATTGCCTAAACGGATTGTATTACTTCCCTCGCCAATTGCTAACCTTCCAATTACAATTTCATTAGTCACGCCATTAGCGCTTGCCTTTGCTAGATCGCCGATAAAAATACATTCATCAGCACTTGTTAGTTCGTCTGTTCCAGCACCTCTATATCTACCAGCAACATGACCAATAGCTGTATTGTAATTGCTTGTAACTATTGAATATAAAGAACCTTGACCATAGGCAGTATTATGAACCCCGGTTGTGTTAAACACTAAAGACGCCTCACCAAAAGCGCAATTACTTTCGCCAGTAGTATTTTGATCTAAAGCAGCCACACCAACAGCAGTATTATACCATCCAGTTGTATTATTTTGTAAAGCTCTGTGACCTACTGCTGTAATTGAAGAAGCCTGAGCGCCACTAATAAAATTTAAGTTTGGCGCATCAGTTCCTACAAAAGTATTATTCCCAAACGCGCCTACGGGGTAATAATTGTTAATTTGTGTGGTTTGTCCGTTAGTGTTAATATAAAATCTCTCTGCCTTTGTATTACCCGATACATCTAAAGTATATTGTGGCTGATCAGATAAGCTAGTATATTGATAATTGATACCTACAAATCTTGTTTGCTGATCTATTGTAATTACTTCTTTTGCACCAAGAACATCATTTATTCTAAATCTTCTATAATTTATATCACTATTCCAAGTATATCCAATATCATATTGTGATACACCAACACTTAAAAACTCTTGTAAAATTGAAGGCGTAGCGCCTGTTCCATTTAATTGTAAACCTATATCTGCAGCACTATGTATATCCAATCTTGCACCAGGCGTTTGCGTGCCTAATCCCAATCTATTATTTGCGCTATCCCAATACATATTTGCGCTAGATCCGATTGCCTGGGAGCTGGTAAAATAAGCCACTTGCGTTGCCGTACCGGTTCCAGTTATTGTACTAGATCCTGGGCCGCCAATTAGATCCCAGGTCGTACCATTATCCCGGTAGATCTCAAAAGTATCGGTACTAACAAAGAGCCGGCCTGTCTGTCCTGCGGCGGGCCTGTTAGCAAACGTATTACTATTGATAGCTGGGGAGCCAAGCTGGTTAAGTATATTAAAATCTACGAACATTAAACGTATCGTTTAAGTATTACTGTCAGTTGATTAGTGCCGGTGCCGCTAAAGTTAAAGCTATAGACCTTAACATTGATCTCGTCGCGGTTGCCGGTAATATTCCAAGACTGGTTAGGCGTAAGCAAAAAACCGTCCACGGTTACGTTGCTAGTGCCTTGATTGACGAATATAACGCTATTAGCGTTCGTGTCCGTCTGGCCAGATTGCTGAAATATCTTTGTCTCTGTTATGAATTTTACACAGGCCATTATCTACAAAGTTTTTGATCTTTTGCGTATTCCTGGCGCATAGTGGTATCGTCAGGTATGAAAGTCGTTTGATCGACGATATTTGCGACCATTTGCCGGGCTGTGCTGGCTGCGCTTTCTGCGCTCGGTGCCGTCTTGCCGGTAGCTTTTTTGCGCCTCATAAAGTAATAATATACTGCGGCTGCGGCTACCAGGTATAGTATCGTTCCTTTTTTCATTGTCGTTTTTTATACAAGTACGTTATCTCCAAAACCGGCCACGCGAATACCTTTAGAAAGCTGCTTTGTTACAGCCTTTGCCTGCGCTCTGGTTGCTGTCTTAGTCCTTACGGCTCTTTTTACAGCTGTGGCCCTGGCTTTTGCACCAGGCTTTTTTGTAAATAAATTACTAATCAGCTTTGTGCCGATATCTACAGCCGTTTGCCTAGCTGGCGGCATATCTACAGGCGCCGCGAACTCCTGCTCAGTGATCCTTTCTGTTGGGCCTGCTTCAACGGTTACCCTGCGCCGTCTGCGAAAGGCCATAAACGCTATAGCAGCGCCGGCGATCAGTAGTAAGGGCAATATGTTTTTTTTCATCGTGCTGGTAATCTGTTTGTGTACGTTAATAATGTGCGAAGCTGGCTATCACTTAATCCGTCCCAGGGTAATATGCCGCCGCCGTTAGTTAAAAAAGTCAGTAGATCTTCTTTGTAGCGCTGCTGAAATACGTCGGCTAGAAAAGATACAGCAGCCTTTGTCTTAACCTGGCTAAAAGCCGCCATAACAGCGTTAAAGTCGTCCTGGAATACTCCAAAAGCATTGTGGATCTGTCTAGCCAGTTGCTCGGCCGTTGCTCGTCTTACTAAGATCCCGCCAGTACGTTTATAGTATTGCGGCTTCCAGTAGCTACCCGGATCTGTTATTTGCTGGCTGGCGCTTTGCGTTCCCGGCCCAGCTGCGATCCCGCCTGCGATTAACAGGCGCCGAATAGCTGTAAAGGCCAGTAAGCCGCCGCCTACCAGTAGCACGTCTGTAGCTGATATTTTGAATTTTTGAGCCATTACTTTCTAAGCATTGATAATAACATACTGATCTGGGCCTGCGGCATAGCTGCCAGCTTTTCTAAGTCGTCGGCTGTTACCCCTTTGCTAAATAGTGTTTGAATAATTTGCTCCATGTCCTGGGTGCCGCTTACGTGCTGTACTTTAGGTGCAGCAAAGCCGCTTACTATATTTCCTAACATTGCTATTAACATTTGTTGTACTTGTGGTTGCTGTAGCATACCGGCTAAGATACTGGACGGCGTTACTGGCTGTTCTGCTTCTTCTTCTTCTTCGTCGTCCGTTTCCAGTTCGGCCATTCGTTCAGCTCGTAGTGCGCGGATCTCGTTTAATATCTCGTTATTAACCTGGGCTTGCTGATTGCTTACGCCGTAGCCTGCGATCATACCTAGCGGCGCTTCGTTTAGCACAAATACTTTATTGATCGCTGGCGATACTCTTTCTTTGTCCTTGTCGTTGTATAGACCGAGAACAAAATTATTGTAGTCGTCCGGCGAAATATACGAAAGCTCCGTTTGTAACTTTTCGTATCCCTCGTCCTTGCTTTTACCGTCATAAGCGCCAGTAATATTTTTAGCCATTACTGAAAACCTAAAGATCTTCCAGGCAGCCTGCGGCTGCTCGTTATACCAGTTTAGGACGGCGCTTGCGTTTCGTAGTTGTGCTGTTGCAGCCATAGTTTTTTAGATATAGTAAACGCCGAAAACAAAGCTAATGTTAGTCGTGTTGGCAGGAGCCGACGCGATAGTGATATAGCTTT